CACTGGAGTACAGTAGAATGAAGATGTAACAATTCTGTAGAAATTAGGAATTTTAGTGTTATCATTTGAATTCAAATATTCAATTCTATATCCAACTAAACCTTGTGGTGTAAATTTGTTTCTATCTGCTGAAGGAATGTTACTTAAATCAATAACTAATCCTCTAACTGAAGGTAAAGACGCCAAAATACCACAATCCGTTATTGACGTTCTTATTTGTTTTGGTCTAATATGAAGTGTGTATATTCCTAAATCACTAAAATCATCGGAAGTTAGTGTTAAATTATATAATCCACCTAAAATTTCAACATCTGGCGCAGTCGTACTATCTGTAGTCTCACCATTGTGAAATACAGGGGTAAGAATTTCTTCAGAGTTTAACTTTTTTAGAGTTACCTCCGCCGTAGATGTCCTATTTGGAACGTAATGATAAAAAATATCTACGTCCGCTGGGGATACATCTGCTGGTCTAATAATTCCGTAACTTCCTACTGCCATAACTTTTAATAATAAATATAATTTTTATTGTTTTCTTACATTAAAATATCCATTTCCGTATATTCCAACTTCTCCGATATTATCAATTTCACCCAATCTTAAGTTTTTTTCCATAACACCTTGTTTTCCTCTTTCAACAAAAATGTCAGAATATATCGTTGGTTCATCTATAAACCCAAGAAAATGTTCATTTCTTGTCACCATTCTATTAATAACTTCTTCCTTTGTAAATGATGATGTACTACCTGTTATCATAGTATATCCATCGGAAAAATCTTGATAATATAGGTTATCCAAAGTGTAACCACTCCAAGTTGTACCATCGGTAGTCCCTGTAGTTATGTTACTGAAGGTTGTTTGTCCGTACTTTCTTAATTCTTCAATTCTACTTTGACCAATACCCATATATTTGATGGTTGTATTTTCAGTTGGGTCTGTGGTATTATCTAAATCGTTTATATAGTTAATATCAACGGGCATCGTAACACCTGTAAACGTCCCAAACTCATTATCAATATCGGTTGGGTCGATAAATGGAACTGTAATTTGTTTTTTTAATATTTGACTTCCCCAAGGTGCCGATAATGTTATTAACACTTCATATGTTCCATTTGTTGTGTATGTATGTCCGGTAGAAGGGAAAGAAGAATTTGGTAACCCACTATTAACAGGAAATGGTACACTTGGTGAACCATCACCCCAATTAATTGAATATACTTGGTCAACTATTTTACGTAATTTGTCAGGATTGGTTGTAGAATAAAGAGTGATTGCTCTTGACCCAGTAGTCCCCGAATATGTGAAATTTACAATCTGTTCGACTTGTTGTATTTCTCCGTCAAATCCGACCATAACGCCCATTTCATCTGCACTACTTTCTAAAAAAAGTGGTAAATTGAATGTTGTTCCAGTTTGTTTTAATATTTCGTATTTATTCGGTACCATTATTGTTTTTTCTGATAAAATTTTATTGGGTCGTTACTTTCGCCTATTCTTGTTCCTTGGACTCCATTATTAAATCGATATATTTCATATGAATAGTTACTTTTATCAATAACCATTTTATAATACATATCATTACTTTCATTAACTTCGGAACTTCCGATGTCAGTTTTAACAAAATCTAAAATTGACCCGTCCTCGGCATTAAAAAATTTAGCACTAACCCAAAAAGTATTACCAGTTAAAGTCGTTTCATTTAATGCAGTTTCATCCTGAAACCAAAATAGATACATATTTTCTGAATTTCTGTAGTTTGAACCCATAAAAACTGGTTTATAAATCAAACTATTTAAATCTTCGTAGAAATATCTCTCACCCAACGGTAACGATAAATTCTTTGCAAATACTAATCTTCTATTTGTTCTATCAGGAACATCATTATTTGGCGTTTTAAAAAATTCTAATCTAAAAAAACTATTTTTAAATTGTAACGCCATATCCATATTTTCATTGGTCGATAAACCAGTTGGGTCATAATCTTGTACATAAGTTCCACCACTTAAAAAATAAAACTGAAACCAAATGTCACTTTGTTTATATCCTGTTGGTAGTGTCGACCCACTATATGGGTTATGGATATACCTTACCGTTTCGTAATTCTCAATAACGTTTATAATTTTTTTCAAGGTCTGATCTTCGAGCTCTTGCATATTTTCCTGCCACCCAGCGTCATTACTGAAATTTTGTTCTTTTTGTAAAAGAATCTTAATATCGTTATTACTATTTAATATTTTCATTAACAGTCGGTAAGATTTAGTCCGTTATTATTATTGAAACCAATTAAACCATCTTGTTTATTTAGGTATCTTTCTTCATTTCTTAAATAGAAATTAATATCATTTTTAATGTAATGAATGTTGTTTATGAATGGATAATCAACACCATATCCGTCAATATCTTTATAACCCATATCGTATACATCTCTCCATTTCCATAAACCTTCATCCTCAAAATATCTCGCATTTTCAGGTAAATTATAAATGTCATTTGTATTTGACGTTTCAATATATGGTGATAATTGTCTTAACACAACTTTATAATATGGTTGATAATATAATCCGACAGGACTTTGTCCTGCATAAATTAATGACGTATTTTGTCCGTGGTCAAAAATGTCTGAACTTATATTAAATTTATGAAACGCAGGGCTAATTGTTCTTTCTTTTAATTCTTGTCTATTAAACTCGATAAAATCACCCGTTAAAATTGTACCGACACTTAATTCATTTCCTCTTTCAAAACCAGGAGTACCATTATTACTTGTGAAATTAGTACTCGTAATTCCTGTTTCAATTGAAGCGTCACCGATAAAGTGGTTATCAACCCAAGTGTTATGAAAGTTAAATTTATAACCTAACTTCGGTGGGTATTCGAAATAACCATTACCGTTTCTAAAAATTACCGATACATATAATTCTAAAGGCGAATACCCCAAATTATTAGTAAGACCCGTTAAATTAATTGGTTCGATAAAATCATATATTACCGATTCCATTCGATTTAATTCAACTAAGTAATCTTCATCACCCTCACTAGTTTGAAAAATTAATTTTTTCTCTTCTTCCCAGATTGGTTTTTCAAACCCAACTTTATCTAAAACATATTTGTTTATATTGGTTAATGTTTTTAATTTGTGAACATAATATTCCGAGGTGGTGTTGGATATGTTCTTTTTATCTAAGCATCTTTTACCGAAAACAACATTACCTAATGTCGTACCGTCGACAAAATCACTTTTTAAAAGATTAATTACGTATTTTTCAGAATTAAAAACTTCATTACCTACAGATTCAATATAGAATGTTCTACCTGAAACGTTGGTTGTTGTTCCTGTTTCAGTTGAAGAATAAAAAGTGTTACCTGTTGTTGACAGTATAACATATTCACCTTGTGACATTCCGTGTTCAACAGGAGAAGTTAAAACATAGTAATTTCCACTATCTTGGACTCTGAATGGTACACCGTCTTTAGCGGTAAAATTATACGTTAATCCACTAGTACCACCTGTAAGGGTATATGTCATAGGATGGTCTGGATTCTGTCCGTAAGCGTAACTTAAATAAACATTCCAATTTTTATATGGAGCGTCTATTGTGGTTATTGTAGTGTGACCCGTATATGTTCCACCTGTAAGTTGTATATTTTGTGTAAACGTTTCTAAAGTTGATCCACTTTGTACCACGTTAACTTCTCTTAGTACGTCATTCCTTAAAAACGCGAATTCATTATATGGTATTGCTCCAGGATACTCAGTATCAGGTTCTATACCATCACCATTTAAAAATAAATTTCTTTTTAGTGGTTCGTATGTGGTTGTCCCAGTATAAAGATTCCTAAAAACCATTTTTATTTTTCCGTGAATCTTGTAATTGTTACTTTCATTTCTTTCGTTATCAAAAAGTTGGGCAATATCTAAAACAATATCTCTATCACCCTGTCTAAGTAATGTCTCAGTTTCGTCCAAATTAATTCGAACGTTAAGATCCTCTTCCTCAGCCTTGAAGAATCTTTTAGTGGGTAATATAATTTGTTTCTTTATCATTATTTTTGAATATTAAGGATATAATTTCTCATACATTTTAATAACGTATACGGTTGTTTATCGACTTTACAGATATTATTCTCAGTTACTATTTTATTATATTCATAAGCCATACCAGATGTTTTCCAATCAATTGGTTCATTCATATTTCTTCTAACAATATTAACAATTTCACTTTCATCAATTCTTAAACCATTTTTACTTTTTGGTAAATTATCAACTATATTCTGACTATATCCCCTTTCTTTACATTTACAAATGGTCATATTACCATTTAAAGAATAGGATTTATTCATAGCCGCAACCTCAATTCCGTCTAAATATTCGGACATTTCAACTACTTTTCTATGTGAAACACCACTAAAACAAGTGGTAAACATTAACTTAGTGTTGTCTGACATTAAGGGTTTTAAAGAATCAACTAAATCATAAATTTTATCTTTACCCCCATTTGACTGTACTAATCGATTACCCGAACCAAAACTTGTAATATTGATTTGTTTCAATTTTTCAGGATGTTTTGTTATAAACTTTTCAACTCCTTTAATACAATCGTCAATATTATTAAATGGTCCAACATTATATGTTAACAAAGAAAGTATTTTATATAAAAACGACTCTTCATTATTATAAAGAACATAAATAATTAAATGATTTGGTTTTCTTTTTTTAAATAAATCTCTCCACATATTACTTAGGTCCAAAATTTTCAATAAATTTATCATATGCCGTGGCCCCTTTAATTAAACCAAAATTATAATGGTAAGGTCCTCCTATTTCCATAAGATGTCTTGTATTTCCAAACACCGTATATTCTTTGTAGTTGTCATTACTTTTTACTTTACCACTACCAGTGTCGATACAATCTCGTATTGGAGGTAATACGTACCCATCTTGGAATTTATCGTCTAAACTGTCACCTATTGTTAGGTTAGTGTTGGCTTTCATTTGTTGATATCTTTGGTTATATACTAACGCAGTGTAGAATGTTTGAGACTCTCCCGCCGGTCCGTCTTCACCAAATCCGTGTCCTCTAGTATCCCACATAAAGTAAGGTACTTTTTGTGAATTATCACCTAATCTACCTTTTTTATTTAAACACGATCTAACCAAATAACCATTTGACTCAACCTCAGCCGTTTCAGGATTATCCTCACTATAAAGAAAATTAATACCTACTGGTCCTTTAAAATCAAACGTATCCGTATAATCAAGAAAATATGGTGACTCGTCGTCTTCAGTTTCAAGTGGGTATATTCCAACCTGAGTGTTGAAGTTTAATAATTGGGCAATATCTCCGTCAATTAACCCTCCACCTCTTTTATCAAATAAATCCTGAACGTCTAATCTTCCTCTCTCTTTTATTTCTTTTGATTGAATGATATATTCCATCAAATCGTCCAATCCTTTATATGATGTGGAACCAATACTACGTGTAATTGAACAGTTAACATCTAACGCAGGGTCAAAACAAACTTCTTTAATCCAAGTTGTTCTTGGTCCTAAATCAACTACAGTAGTTGGGAAATTAATTTCTCTCTTTGTTGCCGTGGTTCCACTTATTGAACCTAAACTTGAGATATATTCTTTAAATGTCATTGAATTACTTAAAATTGCTGACATATTTAAGTCTCTTGCAGTTCCATAGAATCCTTTTGTTTTGTTAGAATAAATTTCATTATATGTTAAACCTTCGTCGTCAGTTTGTGTTCCATTTGACTGAACTTCATACGCCGAATAGGATGGGCTGTATGGTGTTGACCTATAATAATAATTAACTGAACCATTTGATTCGACTTTTCTATAAAGACATTCTTTACAGAATTTAGTTGAACCTCGTTTCATAAATTGGAAGAAGTAAAGTACTCCATTTAACCATCCGTTACTAAATGTATATGACGTAACTCCCCCACACATTAATTTACCAAATAATTTTCTTCTTCTATAAGATGATAATAATTCACCAGTTTTACCTGCAAGTGGTACTATGGTATAAACCCCATCTCTAAATTCTGAATAACCAGTTAACGTACCATCTTTAGTTAGTGAATTGTCCACATAATACGGACCTCTCTTTTTAACTTCACCATAATACCTTCCATTATAAACACAATGTGCGACGTTATTTCTAAAACTATTACCCCCTTCAACGAATCTTTTTGGATAAATTGACGCAACTGCCATTAAACTACTATAATCGTATGGTTCTTCACAATCGGTAACGTCATATGGTGATAAACCTAATACTTTTTTATTATAATCCGTATCCCACTGCATCCACATTGGAACATTCGCCATAGGTCCCGTAGAAGGGGTACTAGGACTACCTGCTCTTGGTTGGTGTACTGTTTCATAATAATCTATTACTTCTTTATATGTGTATATTTGTGAAGTACTTGTATATATCGGTGCGGTAATACCGACTAAACTCATATCTCCCGTTCTACCTAATTCATCTTCAATAATATAATCGTATTTAGAACATCCACTTTCTTGTTCCGTAAATTCAAATTCATCTTCGGTAATTTCCGCATCGACCAACCAAAGTTTTTCAATTTTTACATAATTTTGTACTGAGTGACAGGTACCCGCTGTTGGTTCATCAAACGGCAAATTATATGCTGTTGATATTTCTTCTGCAATGGTTTGATAGATATCCACTATTTTCCAAGAAGAAGTGGCACCGTCTCTAACAATATTAAATCTTTGACCAAATCCTACGGGTATATAAGTAATTCCATTACCGTATACATTAACACCCAATAAGTACGTTTGATGTAACCAAGCACCATCGGCCAATGATTGACCAGGTGGTGGTGTGATGGTATAACCGTCATAACCGTCACCTGTAGGTCTAAAATATAAATCCAAGTCTTGAACAAAATTTTCAGCACCCGCACATCCATCAGTTGTCAGTGTAAGTGCTAAACCAGCATCGGTAAATGTTGACGATTGACCAGGTTTTGCACAAACTTCAACGTTCATCTGACCCACAATCAATGTTAATGTTCGAACAACATCATCACAATCATTGTAATTAACAGTAATATCCGAAGCGGTCATATTGGAAACTGTATATTTGTCACAAGTACCTAAAGTTCTAGCGGTAGTATATTTTTCTTCTAAATAAATGTTACTTGCCGTTGCGGTGGTACCACTAACAGATCCGATGTCAATCGGGTCAATTGTTATGGTAAATTCATTTGCGGTTTCATCTTCAAAACAATCATAACAATCAGGATATGTAATTAATCTTAATTTAAAAATATTTCTAAACTGATATTCTTTAGCTCTTCTAAATTGTTTTGCCGATGCGCCGTTAGTTACTTTAATCCCCGCCAATGTTTCCGCAAATGCAAATAATACTGAAACCACCAATTCTTTAATAAATAATGAAATATAAAGTCCAATAAATTCAATATAACTTAATATCGTTAAAATGAAAAAATTAAATTTTTGATTTCTTACCGCATCGTTTACTGGGAAATAATTGTTTAAATTAGAACAATCGGCATCCGATGACCAAATTTCTTTAATCCCAATAAATGATTCGTTCCTATCTTTTACTAAGAATCTAAAAACTTTTTCAAATCCACTCGCTTTATTATATTTGTTTACGAATTGAGAAACAGTGTAAACTCTATTATATCTAAATTGGTAAAAATAATCTTGTGGTACCCCTAATAAACCATCGTCAATAGCATCTTGGTCTGTGCCAGAAATAACATTTACATCTGGATAATCATCTATATCAGTACTAAATGCATAAGATTTCGGGTTGATTGTTCCGTGTTTACCCAAAAATGTACTATCATTAGTGTGGTATTCTCGAACGTTTGGTACTAAAAATTTACCTGTGAATCTATTTCTTTCTCCAGTATCTTCCCCTAAAGAAAATCTAAAACGATAAGTTCCTTTAGTTGGGATTCCTCTTCTTTCTAATGAACGTACCGACTCTCCAAATTCGTTTGTTATGTAATAGTCAGTATTCATTGGTACCCTAAAAAAGAAGACGCCATTTTCGTCTATTGTACTATCAATCTGAAAATATTCTAATATTGGTCTACTTATAATTGGTTTTCCATTTGCATCTTCTTCATAGTTTCCAGTAAATCTAATTGCTTCGATGTTTCCTTTAAATGTGGTTAATTTACATTTTTCACCCATTTGATTGTCAACATTACAATTAACTCTCAGAGCGTCTTTACCTGAGTCAGAAACCGAACCACCCATCATAATAGAGTATGGTTCCAATCTCACACCGTTTTCACCTAAATCGAAATCGGTTCTGGTAATACCAATTTCACATAAATCTTCATTACCCCAAAATGGGTAAACATCTATCGACTTATTAAAAGAAACGATTTGAGGTAAGTTATCAATGTTACTTGAACTTAAATAAGTGTATTTGTTGTCGAATTTTTCAGGTGAAACACCTTCATAAATAAAATCGTATGGAACTAAAGATTGACATCCCATATCTGACAAGTCAACATCTACGTGAATTGTTTGTTCACCTAATGCGACTCCCCAAATCATAAAATCTCCAGAGTCGTTCGTTTTTACAGTATATTTGTAATATTTCTCATATACCTCTAAAACTTCTTCTCTACTTAAGATGTCGGTTTGGTCTGGGAATGTTCCTGTTGGGGAATGTCCTGAGTGTTGTTTTCTTGCAGGTAGTAAATTATAACGATATCCGTTATCATTTTTATCCCCAAGTTCTTTATATGGATAAAGAGCGGAAATAACTGGGTCTAATTCATCTTCCGATGATAAAGGTATGAAAATGGAAACTCTGGCGTTTGGTATACCAAATCCGTCATTTACACTTACTCTACCACACACCACTCCATAATCGGAGCAAAGAGACGTGTACACCTCTTTTTGGGTAAACTTTAAAGACAAAATCTCTAAAAAATCGAAATCTTGTTTGATCTCGACGTTTACAATTTGGTCCTTACCAATATTCGTTGATATTCTATGTTTTTGTATCATTCTTATAATAAATAGAAAGCAGACTATTTTCCATTATAATAAGAAAAAAATTAATTAAAATGTAGTCGAAGTTAAAGGTTTAACTCTAACTTTAATATCTTTATTTGGAAATCTTACTTGATATATCTGATTTGACTTCATAAAAACTGTCATATCAGACTGTTGTATTTCTTTTGTTGATGGGTTTTTATATGATTGAGCAATCTCCGCTTGTGAATATTCACCACCTGTTTTATTGAAAACTCTAACGTCAACAACGTTTACAACACCACTTGTCATACCAATTTCTTTTAACAATTCTCCCGTAAATAATGGGTCTCCCATTTTTCTTTTTTCAATTGTGAAAAACTCAATTGTTTTTTGGATAATCGATTTAATAACGTCGGATTCAATTTCGTTTCTATCAATAACCACATCAATTTCTAATCCAAGGTCAATAACTTCACCACTTTGTATTTCAACAAAATCGTTAATCATTCTAAATTGTGAAATATATTCTGTAATGTTATCTTTTAAAGTATTAGATACAACGTCAGTTAAGTTACCGTTTGTGTCGTATGATAATAATTTAATTTTAACTTTATTATCTTCCTCCATCACATTCACCTTAGCAGCGGCCCCGAATGTAGGTGGCATATTTTCAATAACCGATTTATAATCGTTCAATGTAACCGCTCTATTTTGAGCTGCGAAGTTGTATGAAATCATATTTCTTATTTCATCTATGGTCGGTTGGTCGGCACCTCCAATTGCAGGTGTTACGTTTGTTACCTTTAAAGATTGAATCACCTGAGTATTAACAGATGAAACGGGACCATTTACAATAAA